AATTGATTAAGTGAACCAGAATCACCAGTCCACAAACCAGTTGTTACAACTTCTACTTTAGCGTTTACTTTATCAAAGTCACCAAATCTTTTGTACACACCAGTTGTAAAACCGGCATTAGTTGCGATTTGCTGACCAGCTGGTAGCACACTATTAAGAAGTGTTACTAATTGGTTTGAATCAATTGTACCCGTATTAGCTAAATCCCTAATTTGGGCGGTTATGTTTGGATCTGTAATTAATGCCATTTTATATATCTATTTTATGCTTTATAAGTTACTGTTACAGGGATTGTTTGAGAACCTCCAGTTTCATTTCCATAAACAGTAATAGTTGTTGCAATATCAATTGTTAAGTTTGGATTAGGAGTAAAGTTAAATCTCTTACCACTTACAACTTGTGCAGTTGTTGTAATTTCTTCTCCTAAGAATACAGGCACAGTTCCGTTTCCAGCTGTTGCTCCTTCTGTTGCAACAATTGTTCCTGCTCTTTGGTCTGCTAATACTACAGTGTAACCAGCACTTGAGTTACCAGTTGGTGTAGTTGTTGGTGTTAATGGAACAACACCTTCGTTTTGATTTACAGCTATTTGAGGATATCCCAATCTTACGGTTGGAATTTGTGTAGTTCCTTTTGGAAGAGTCACCAATTTATATCTCAATACTTGAGTTTCATCAGGTGATGCTTCAGTTACAGGAATAGCTCTAATTGCTGAATCGTAATAAGCTGAACCCTTTGGGTGAGCTGGTTCGTAAAGTGTATAATCAATTTCGTCATCTCCCAAAGCGAATTTGGTGATGTTAAGAGATTGACCGGATGCTAGTTTTTGTCTACCTTTTTTGGTAAGGATTGCATCTACGGTAATTTCGGTATTATCTAAATATGCCATTTGATATTGTTTTTTAATGCTTTATTTCTAAAATAAATATAACCATTTAGTATTTTCAATCTTAATCAACTTCAAGTATTGGTTCACCACTACCTCTACCAGTCTTAGCCACTCTAAGAATGTTAGGATTTGTTGTAAATGTTTCTACTGGAGATAATCCGTCCGGCGTTGTTGCTGCTGTTTGCTGCGAACCTTTCCAAAATGAACGTATCATACCTTCTGCCAAATTATTTTTAAATTTATAGTGAGATGGTAAGTAACCATTTACTGATTGTACCTCAACTACATCATTTCCTATTTGAACACTTCCACTAAAAGGTAAAGTTGACACTCTATATTTGTATTTTGTAACAGGTTGTTTTTTATATTTTACTTGGTCTCCCGGTTGGTATCCAGAAACAGGATATCCAGATATTTGCTCATTAACAAATTCTGTATATTGCTCTTTTACTAAGAATATAGATTTTCTACTTCCCGTAAGTTGACAATTTCCAAACACTCCTTCCCAATTTCTTACAATACCATTACCTTTCTTTGCATACAAACCAAATCCCGCATTTGCTAAAGAATCTTTTTCCATTCCAATTTGTGTAGAAGTAAATACATCCACACTTCCCAACAATGTTTCACCCAATGGGAATGTAATATTAATTGAGCCTGTATTTGGATATGTAGGATATGCAGTTTCAATTAAATTATCAAAACTATAATTTATTTTAGAATCATAGGTTGGATTTGTACTTTCTAAGATTACTATATTATTTGCATCAACCGATGTATCATAATTTGGTAAATCAACTAAAAATGATGTTACTTCTTCATTATTAATAAAAGCATTCTTTACTGAATATTCTAATTCAATTTGATTATCATCTGCTGTATTTATTTTTGTTTCGTAGTCATTTCTTAAAGATTCCGGTTTACTCCATTTAGTTTTACTTCTTTCCAAATAGTGAGGTTCAATTAATAAACCTTTAGATATTTTTGCTCTAGCTGGTGCTAAATCAGCAAGAACTTCAAATAAAGATTTATCAATGTATTTTATTAATCTAATATATTCGTAAATGTCTCTGTTTTCAAGTCTTTCAAAATAGTAACTTCTTAAATCATCTAAAGTTTTATATCTATCTCTATAATCATCCGATGGGTCACCTATATAGTTATCAATATTAAAATCACCAAACGCTTTTAATATATCCATATTCAACTCCTTAATTGGAGAGAAAAATAATCCTAAACGAGATGAATCAATAGGGGCTTGGTCAAAAGATTTTTTAGTTGCTCTTGTTTTATAAGAAAGGTCAGTTACTAATGATGCGGATTCAAAACGAATTTTATTTGAATATGTAAATCCTAAAGATGGAACTGTTGCTGTTACAGTTCTATCGTATGGTGTATATTGATATGGATATGTTGATGCAGAATACATCATACTTGCTGATGCGAACTTAACATCATAGCTTGTATTTATAGATACGTTTTTAATACCAATATCAGATGTTCTATCTTTTGGATATTCAAAATCTAAACGGAATACTAAATCAGCGGTCGATGCTGTATATGAGTTTCCATTTATTGCGTCTGGAAATAATGTATGGTTTTCAAATTTACTTCTTAACAATGGTGTTTTCCATAAACGGAATTCATCCACATTACCTTCATAGTTATTTCCACCAATTTGTAAGAATGAACCAGTTTCCCATTCGGTATCATCTGTTTGTAAAGACATACTAACAAATGTTGTAATTCTTGTACCATTTGTAGTTGCATATAATACTTCAAACCACGAAGAGGAATCTGGATTATTATGTCTATTAATTAAAACATTTGAATAGTATTCAGTTGAAACAGGAAAATGTAAACTTCCAGTTTTATAATCAGGTCCATATGCATAAGGTTCATCATTTATATATTCAATATAAACAGTTGAAACAAATGGAGAACCACTTACAAATGGTTCATCAAAGTATGTACTTGTTGATTTATCACCACCAAAGTTTAATTCTAATTTAGCAAATGAACCGGTAGTTTTTACTAAATCCAAACTCCACTCACTACCTGATATTAGAGTGTATATTGGATTTGGTGTATATGTTGGTTTAATTCTAAATTCAACTGCATTTGGGTAATCTCCAAAGCCAGTAATAGTTTTCCAAGGTATTTTTACATTTGCATCATCTTTTAAATAAATTGCTGCTGTTCTATCATCAAATGTAAATTGAGATGATGCACCTTTAGTTGGGTCTTGCGGTCCACCAAATTCCATAATCGTTAACATGGATTGTGGTACACCATAACAAGCCATTACAGCTTTCATTGCTCTTGCTGTACCTTTATGTTTTAACAAATATGGTAAGTTATTTAAAATTCTTCTCCACACTTCGTTATTGGCATCCTCTAAACTTCTTCCATATTTATAACCACCTTCTTTTGATGTTCCTAAAACATATTCCCACAAAAATTGAGAATCAAATGCTCTTTTACCTTTCCAACCCAACGAATCCAACATTTGATATACCATAGCATTTGATATACCAACATCTTGCTTATGTTCTAAATTTTTATTTGCTTTTAATGCGTTTATATAACACCACAATATATCAAAGTGTTGACCAACCATATCTAAGAATAACAAAAATTCTGCATTTTGATAGTCTTCGATAATATGTTCAGGCATATTGTTTTTCATAGAGTGTGGATTATCCACATCATAAATTGCTCCAGAGTTTGAAGCAAAATCTAGCCAACTTTGAGCTTGAGAAGTTTGCCATCCTCTAACAACTCTAAAAACAACTCCGTTTGGTGCTATATAATTTTCTTTTGGAAATGCTAAATAATGCTCTGTTTTGTATAGCCATTTTTCAAATCCATCGAAACTTTTTATTAAATTATTAATTTTATTAGCTAAGGATTCCAGTTCTTCAGTTTGTGATAATCCTTGCTGTAAATAAACTTCCCAATTTAATGAATATAATGCATCTTCAGTTTGTATTTCTTCATTACCATCTATTTCGGGAGTACCAGCGCCACCAACATCTTCAGTCAATAATGCAGCTTGCAAATATTCATAAGGTGGTGTAAAAGTTTCTGCATAAAGAGTTTTATATTTTATTGTTAAATTTTCTAAAACTTTTAATTTATAAAAGAAATTATTAACTCTTTCTTCAGCCGAACCAAAGTGTACATAGTTATCCCACACATAATCAGAACCACTTACATATTGAATGTTTAATTTTTCTGTATCAATTGTGTTTTGTTCTGCGAATTTATTAATTAATTCTGCGGATGTATTAGAACCGCTTGCTATTAATTCATCAAAAACTTTAAATCCAATCCCATTATCAGGCTCTAATGAAAAATTAGGTCCTTTTAATGGTGGGCAATAAGAAGTATCAACGCCACTTATTGTGATTGTTTCTACAATAGGATTTGCTTGTAATTTTGAAATCCAAACTTGTTGGTTTGGTTGTACCGAGGTTGGTAATGGTTCGTATAGTTTTAAAATTAAAGAACCTTTATGTCCTGTCCAAGTAGTAATTACTTTATTATCACCTCCACCTAAATGTAATAAGTGAGTTAAATATTTAGATGTATCTATGTTAAATACACTATCATTAAATTGATTAATAAATCCTTCAATAATTCTATTGATAGCTAAATCTCTAGGTATTGTTAAATCACCTTTATCAAACTTAATAGTAATTATTTCTTCTTTTCCAGTTACTACTTCGTTTCCTTCTTCATTATAAGGTACTAATTTTAAAACAACAGATATTTTATCTACATCATCAAAATTTGATGAACCATCTAGTAATAAAAGTTGTTCAAAATTTAAATCAATTTTTCCACTAGGTGCAGCTTTTATAAATTTATCAGTTCCTACTTTATAAATTCTTACATAATCAGTATTTACCGAATCGTATGATATTGAAAAATCAACATTTGTACCTACATAATCAGGTCCAAATAATTCAGATGGATATGTTATATTTCTTATATCAGGAACACCAACATAAAATTCATCAACAACATTAATTGTTAATTCTAAAAACTCACCATCTCCTCTTGTATTAGATGGTAAAAGTAAAACCTTATATGCTCCTAATCTAGTAAAATTGTTAGATGGTATAGAAATTATAAATTCATTTGTTTGTGGTACATTGAACTCTATTTCTTTTTCATTTATATAAACTTTTAAATTAGAAACAGTTGTAAGTTTTCTTAATCCAATTGGTATATCTGAATTAGAATTTATATTATACTCTCTGCTTGTTTCCGAATTAATAAATTCTAATTTTGCAAAATCATCTAATTGTACAACAGGCACTTCTTCTACAACTAAATTTATAATATCTCCAGCTGCAGGTGAATACGTTAAACTTAAACTTTCTGTTGGTAATGCAGTTTTATCTTCATTAAAATTATTAATTGTAGAAATGTATTGTAAAGAAGAAATCCTATATGTTCTATTTGTTGCCTTTAAAATATATGTTGTATTAGTATCTAATGATAATTCATTTGTACCAACTGATAAATTTAATGGCGTTCTTCTAATTGATATCCCAGATGGTGCTATTTCAGCAGAACCATCTATACCTTTTAAATTTATTTTAACATTTACAAAATTATCCACCGGCGGAGTATCAATTGGTGGTGTATCTTTTGGTATTTCTTTTGTTACTTTTGTAAATTCTAATATTTTTAATAACGAATCTATATTATATGGATATTCTTCAATAGTATTTTCATCACTATAATATAAAATCTTAACTGTCCATAATGGTGTATTAGAGTATGCAATATTTGAGTTTGATATATCAATAATTCCTCTATTTGCATATCCAAATAAACTATCAAACGGATTTATATTTAAATTTAAATTAAAATTTGGATTTTCAACAACTGTAATTACAAATTTTTCTTTTGATGTATAACCTAATTTTTCTAATGTAACTTCAATAGGGTTTACTAAAATTTCACTTATTTTTTTAGAAAATGTATGTGGCGTTGTTTGAAATGTATTTTCTTTATTAAAAAATACAGAAGCTCCTTCAATATTAGATGAAACTCTAAATCTATAAAAAATATCAGATGTTGCCGTACCACTTTGCTCTGTAATTGGAAGGTATCCTAAATTAGTTGATTCTCCTTTTGGTGATGTGATAACAGTATCGGTTGTATATGGTACAGCTACTCCGGTAAAATTATAGTTATCTCCACCCACCACACTTGGGCCGGCAAATCCAGATCCGCCACCAAAAGAAACACCGTTTCTAAATGGTACTGCATCATCTAAGAGATAACTATTGAATTCCTTTTCTATCATTATAATTTTTTATAAATCATTTGTTGTTCTTATTTCTTCAATAACTACTTCACCAGAAGGATTTTCATATTCTACTGTTCTTGTTTTTACCGAAGAACCCCCACTCATATATTTTACAGGTTCTTCATCACCACCCATTGCTCTTTTTGGATTTGTTGTAATAACAATTGGAGTATCACTTGATGGTTTTGGAACTTCAACCACCGGCAATGGTATCTCAACAGCAGGAACTGGTGTTTCTAATTGTGGAGTTAAAATTATTGGTGGTGGTGAGTCTGTCTCAATTAATATTGGTATTTCTTTTTTTGCAACATAAATTGGTTCTTCCTCCCTAGCCGGCGGAAAATATACTTGTATATCTCCTGCAGGAGTTGATATTATCGGTGGTGGTGAATCTTCTTCAATTATTATTGGTATTTGTTTTTTAGGAACAGGTACCTCTATAACAACTGGGTCAGGCTCATAATATGGTGGTGATTCAATAGGAGTTTCGATTGGAATATCAATCACTGGTGGTGGGTCATCCACTTCTACCGGATTGGGTAATTCCTTTTTAAGCTTTCTTTTGAACTCTAATAATTTATCAGAAATTTCTGGCTTTTCTATCTTAACAATTTTTTTCTCAGGCATTGAAGTATCTACTTTTGTACTTGCAGTATATCTCTTTAGTACATTAGTTACGTCATCCATACTAGCATCTGTTTGCGATTTGAATGTTGCTGTTTTCTTAACCTCTAATCTAGTAAGATAAAAATCAGTTGCGTTTGCTAATAATTGTTTACAAATTTCTTTTACTTCATTTTTAGATAAATCAAGTTTTGGTTTTGCTTTAGATGGTTTTCCATAATTTAAACTACCAACAATTGAATTTCTATTAGTAAAAGCATAGGTTGCAGATTCTATAAATTTTTTATATATATCGTTTACTAATACATCAAAATTTTTTATTTTATATTCAGATTTTAATTTTTCAAGCCAAGCGTCACTATATTTTGATTTAATAAATTCTTGAATTTTAGATGGGGTAATTTGTTCTATAAAAATAAATGCAGCATTAATTACATCATCTCTAAAATGTTGATTTGCCACAAACATATTATATCTTTTCTCTAACTCTGGGTTACTATAAGATGCGTTTCTTATTGGAAAAAGTCTTACCTCAGTTCTTGAAGGTGAGATTTCTGAAATCCATAATTTGTTTTGGTTTTCATTACTTCCTACTCTTTTATTTATTAAAGTAATTTGTGTTTTAAAAATACCATTATCATACCCAGATTCTCTTAAAATTCTTTCCACATCTACAAAATATTCAGATGGGAATTGGTTTTGCTGAAACAACGTACCTTCTGCTATTAAAAAATAATCTGCAATATTCTCTGTTGTCATAGGAATATACCTTACTAACTCATCATTAATTTGTGGTAATTGATTATCGTTTATATCATATACTACAAATTCAATAGCATCACTTTCACCAAATCCAAAAAATGTCTGAAGATTTCCTTCTTCAAAAATTTTTCTATCTTTTGAATTTATACGATAGCCTTTGTTATTGATAATATCTTTAAAAGTTTTTAATGCCATTTTTATTTATTTTAACCCCATTGGTCTCCTCTTTGTTTTTGTAAAGCAACAGGAATATTAAGTGTACCAACTGCTGATTTTAAAATAAGATTGCCATTATATTCAGTATCACCAATTAATCCAAATCCTGCGCTAGGGCTAAATCCGTCTACTTTACTATCTATTGTTTCAACTTTAAGTCCTTTATTTTCACCAGGTTGTAATGTAATAGAAGGTATTGGTTTAAATATACCCTTTATATCTCCATCTTGGGTAAACGATATAGTTACGGGTTTTTTTGTAAAATTAGAAACTCTAAGCTCAGGACCATTAATAAATCTACCCCTACCATCATCTTTAGCTCTACCTCTAAACGTTAAATCAGGATATTGTTTATCCGATATATTAACAACTTTTGCTGCGAAATCATCTGATACTTTAAATCCTTCTTGTATTTTTGCAGCTTTTCCAAATAATTCTTCTCTTAGTGCTTCAATTTGTTTTTCCAATGATTGATTAATTGCAAATAAAGATGCTCTTTGTATTGATTCAGCTGTTGCTTTTTGTATAGAATTTTGTAACTCCACAATTGTGCTTGACACTTTTGAATTTGCTTGTTGTGTTTGATTTTCAGCAACAGCTACTATTAATTCTTTACCATCAATTTCTACTCTTAAACTTTGACTTACTATTTCTAATTCTTTTACTTTTGCTCTTAAATCTAATATATTAGCATTTAGTTGTGTAATTATAACATCTCTATTAGCTATTTCTTGAAGTGCCGCATCATACAAACTTTTTAAAACCATTTCCGGCAAAACAGGTGGTTCTACCGGAATCAATTCTATAATCGTTGTATCAATTGATTTTAATAGTTCTGATTCTTTGTATTTTGGTTTTGTCAATACTCCAGCAACAATACCATCATCTACAACAGATCCACTAAATACATGGACACCAAAATTGTTTTTAGTTTTAATGGCTAAAGAACCACTAACTAAAATTTCACCAACTTTTTCTTCATTTCTTAGACCTGTTTTAATCATTTTTAATTATTAACAAGTTTAAACGTTATATCATCATCAAAATATTGCACATCACCATCATTTTCAACTTTAAATTCAATTTTGTAAACTCTGTTTGATTCCCAATTTGAAAAATTTGGTTTTATAAAATTACCATTAGAATCACAACTTATTTTTGAGTAGTTTCCAAATGGTATAATAATATCATTAGATTCAAAATCTCTTATTTGATAATACGATGTGATTGGTAAATATTTTGTAGTATTATATGAAAAAGAATTACTAAATGTTCTTAAAGGATACAATTCTCTAGCAAATATAGATAGTTTAGGTTCTGACCCTACTTTGTATTCTTTTTTTAAATTGGTAACTCCTATTTTAATATCGTTTGCTGTAAGTTCGTTTAAAGAACCTGTTGTATAAGTTTGCGAATCCCACCCAATTCTAATTTTTGGTTGGTATATTGTATGAGTTTCTTTACTGAACAATTTAATAATACCATAATCAGCTGTATTTGATTCTACATCATTTGAATTATCAAAATTTGCATATTTTAATATAAATCCATCATTTGGTTTTGAACCACTCATCCAAACCTGTAAAAGTGATTTAACATCCATTTCAATATCTGCTGATTGGTAATCAAAATTTTGTGATGCTCCATGCTGAGTCCACCAAGTTCCACCACCACCATTATTTTGGCTTGCTGTTGTATATGAATTAAAATTATTTTCTAACCATTCTAATTTACTATCACCTTCTCTATAATTCCAAGTTACCCCTTGAGTTGAAATATTATCAAATCTAGTTCCTTTACCCATTTCCCAACTTCCACTCAAAGGTGATGCATAAATTGTATATTTTAATGCAATTTCTTCAGTTTCAGTTTCTTTAAGTAATAATTTTGCATCACTCATTTTTATAGACGTATCTGATAAAGATGCTGATAGATATCCTAATTCAAATTTTATTAAAGCATGGGATACATCTTTTATGTTTCCATAATATACTTTACTTATTTCCAAAATTTCATCTAAACCAGTATTCTGATTAGGTTGTTGGAGATATATCGTTGCATCTTTTGATGCTGTTAAAAAATAGTATGCCATTATCTTACTCTACCTTTAATGTCTGAATCAGGAAACTTTATTTCAAAAACTGAAGGGTCTAAAGATGGATAAATAATTTTATCTTTAGTAGCTGCTTCAATATTATAAGAATTGGAAGAATACTTTCCTCCGCATTTATTTGTAAATTTTAACATTGGTACAGATGAAACACCTTCTACATTTGCTATTAACAATTCTACCTCACTCAAATTAATTGTCTGATTAAATGTCCAATTATCGATATTAAAATAATCTTTAAGTTCGTTTATTACTTTTAAAAGAATTTCACTTTTATTGTAATTTCCATAAACAACAATTTCAAAATCTAAACCAATATTAATTACAAATCCATCATTTATGTTAATACCATCTGTTAAAATTCTATATTCATTTAAGTAAGTTTTAAGATTTTCTTTGACACCTCTATTAAGGTTTGTTAAGTTTCCTCTATTATCATATCCCAACAAATACAAATTTATTGCAAACGGATTATTTTTTTCATTTTCATTTGAAGTTTTGCCAATTAAATATTTTGTTATTTCTTCTTTTATACTTTGTTGAGTTGGTTCTTCAGCATCAGGCTTATTAACAAAACTCATTACTAAATCAGTAAATTCTTGCAAATGATTTGGTGATGCTAATATAGAAGATGGTGAGTTATTATCTAATGTACCATCTGCTACAGCGTATGCTTTTGCAATAGCACCATATTTTGCAGGCATTGATAACGTTCTTACTTGATAATCTTTTGCAGTTACTGCTCTATTTTGTGCTCCAAAGAAAGCTAAAGCGTTTTGTCTAATTTCTTCTAAACTTTCAGCACTTCTACCACCAGTAGCTGGTACTTCATTATCAATTGCTACTGAAGCTTTGATTGTATTGTAAATTGCTTTTTCTGCAGTTGTAAAAGCGTCTGTATCTTCATCCAATTCAATCTTACTTATTCTAGTAAGTTGTCCTACTGCTATATTAGATTGAACACCTCCGCCAACTAAATACTTTACAGTCATTGTTGTATTTGATGGGGATGTACCATAAGTTTTTGTTTTTAGAAAGTTAGTAGGGTCAAATGATTCATCTAATCTATCTATTGAGTTTGGTAAACCAAGTCCTACATTTTTTAAATTTGGTATTAATTGTTCATCACTAGCTGATGAATCGCCTGCACCAAATTGTATTGTTGTTGTATTATTTTGATTTACTTTTGAAACATATCGTCTTGATGTCTTTATAGTTTTTAAGATATAAGGAACAGTAGATTTAAATTGATACAAATCAGGATCATTTTTTTCTAAATTAGGTTCATCTAAAAAAACCATTTCTTGAGCTAAATATGGAACTTCATACCATTTGTTTCCATTACCATCTCTTACATCATAAATTTGTATAACATTTGTATCATCTAAAGTAATTTTTTGGAAAGGGGAGTATGCATCAAAAGTAACTGATTTTTGTTTCAGTTCTCCAGATATTGCTTGAACGTATTTTTTAACTAAATAAAATAAAGGTTCACCAGTATTAGCATCTCTTTGATATATTGTAATTTCTCTATTTGTTTCATCTGAAAAATCTACAACATCAGTTGTTCTAAATGTTATAGCTGCTTTGTTTGATTTTGTTATTAATCCTTCTTTAATTCTTAAATAATATTTTGAATCAGGAATGTTATTAATACCAGTTCCAATTGATGGAACTAACTGATATATACTTAAATTTGTAACAGCTGGCGCAGATACTTTTGGTTTATATCCCAAATATTGTGCCAATGCTAAAACACTTTGAGGGTCTTCCGCATACACCATTAATGATTCTTTTAAAGTATCATCAATATAATATGATAATGAATCACCTATGTACGATGCCATTTCAATAAACATCATACCGGGTGATGATTCATTAAAATCTGAATAAGTTTTAGGAAAATACGTTTTAGCAAATTCTATTAAGTTGTTTCTAAATGATACAAAATCTTTATTAAGATACTTAATATCTTTTCCTTTATTTTTAAAATTTTTATTTGTAATTGTTACTGACATACTTTATAAATTATGCTGCTACGTTAAATGTTACTGTATTTAAATTTGCGTTACCCAAAACATTAAATTGAATTGATACTTTTACTGTATTTGTATCTTTATCATAATTTGTTGCTTCAACATCTATTTGTTGAATTGTTATATAAGGTAACCAAGTTGTAACCGCATTATTGATTGTTTCTTCAATTTTTCCTGCTAATTCATCATCATTAAAATCAAATAACAATTCTTGCAATCCACTACCAAATTCAGGTTGCATAATTCTTTCACCTCTTTTAGTTAGTAATAAATTTTTTATATTAGAACTTGCTTGTTCAGCTGTTTTAAATGATTGATTAAAAGCAGTATTACCTATTTGAATAGGTAGTGTTATACCAACAGCATAATCATCAAATTTTTTTGTATCTTGTACAAGCTTTTGTCCTAATACTACTGCCATTACTTCTTAAATCTTTTGACAAGCTCAGAATAATCTCTATTCAATGCTTTGTCTAATTCAGCTACCCCAGTTTGAACCCCCAATCCAGTCTTTTGAGGTCCACCACCAGCGAAATCACCATAACCCATTTTTTCAGCAATTGCTGTTCTACCTACTATTGAACCCATATCACCTTGTCCAAAACTCATAGTTCTATAACCACCATCGTTTGATACTGCGGCTCTAGTTTCGTTAAGGATTTGATTAATCATTGGGTTTTTAGTATAAGTTTTTTGTTCTGCTAATTTAGGTTCATCATCACCTAAAATAGCTTTAGCCATACTCAAACCAGTATTTTTAGGTTGCTTTTGTTCAGCTAATACCTTTTTCATTTCAGCTCTTACAGCTTCCTTAATTATACCAGAAAGTTGTTGTTTAACTTCTTCTTTAACTAAGATTTGGATGGCTTGTAATAATTTATCAGTATTCATACATTATCGTTTGTTATGTTTATAAATATTTCAATTGATTATTTTTGGGTTTTATGCCCATAATGTGTTATCTTTTTGCAAATCTGTCCAATACAATGTAAATTTCTTAATTCTGTCATCCAATCCATTATATCCACCATTAATACGTTTTGTTACAACTTTAATTGTTGTGGTTGATGAATCTACACATTTAGCACCCAATTTATTTGCTTTCCAAAATAAACAAGCTGTGTCAGCGAAGTATTTTGTACCTACTATTGTTGGATTACTTTCAAAATCAGCTCCAGCAACAGGTCCAAACTTTCTATAATTAGCTCTACCTGTTAATTGAATATATCCTCTACCTTTGTATCTAGGTCCATCACCAGGTTGAGTATTTCCCAAATCTTTTCTACCTTCGTATGCTTTTCCAGATGCAATTTCTTCTTTATATATAAAATTACCTGATTCGTGATTTGTTTGTGCTAAAAAATGTGCTCTTTCCAAAGGTGTTCTACCTACACTATATTTTCTCATTGCTAAAACCAATTCATTTGGTACTTTAAGTTTACTTTTATAATTTGGTTCTTTTGGTATATCATTTTTAGGTTTTTCCTCATCTGTTAATGGTGGGTCTGGTGTATTACCTGCCTCTTGTTCTAATTGTTTTTCTATTTCTTCTAATTGTGCAGTAACATTTTCTGTTTCTTCCGGTGTAGCTGGTTCAACAACTACTTCTTCATCAAATGCAACCGCTGTTGCTTCGTTTATATCAGCGCCTTCTAAAGTTGCTTCTTCTGATGCTAATAATTGTGCATCGGTCATTTCAATTTCTTCAGTACTAACTGTTGTGGTAGATGGATTTGGTGGTTCTACATTATATCCCTGCCAATTAGCTATACCAGGTCCTGGTGTATTGGCTGGTGGATATGTTGATACCGTATTAACAATACCACTAACTGTGGTTAAATGCTGCTGGGCATACCTAATAAATTCATCAATTAATAATTCGTAATTTTTAGTAGGAGGTATTGCTGCCATATTATGCTTCTCTTTGTTGTTTTGTCAATGTTTGAAATCCCCAATATTCCCAATGCCAAGCTTCATCACACCCCTGCCCATCTGCTAGTCTATATGGATTATACCAACCAAATGCAGGTCCATTCTTTGCTAACCATTGATAAATTTTAGAGTTTTCTCTGGTATATTTTGCTGGAGCTGGTTTTGCTCTACCAACGCCCAATTGTTTTGCTTTAGCCTCTTGCATACCACATATCTCACCAAAATCTAAAGATAATCCCCAACCATGTGGTGATGAACCTGGCTTAGCAGCACTGCTGGGTCCATACTTTTCATAACAAGCAAGTTGACCAGCATAGTCTCTATATGTAGATGATACTCTCCATTTTATTCCATCTTTTTTTGCTCTAGCAATAAGTTTGTTATACATTTTTGCAGCCTCAACGTGCAATATACCACTACCATAAGATGAATCAATATTTCCTAATTTATCTTTTGGAATTTTACCATTTCCAAAGCTAGCTAAACCTGGAGGTGGTGGTGGTGCAGTTGCTCCAACATTTGTTGCAATTTTAGGAGGGTCTCCACCTTCTGATACTGTTGTTGGCTTTCTTTCTGTTGTTACTAAATTTGCTTTTTCTTTTCCAACATATGTAAGAGAACCCCAATGACTTATTCCGCTTGGTGTTTTTGAAGTACCACTTATAGCACTACCTCTAGCTTCGGTAGGACCTGAATAAACATTTAGTATTGGTACACCATTTTTTATTGCATTTAAAATTATTTCTTTTGTATTTGCAGATTCGGTAAATGGTTCTATTATAAATAATTTTGATTTATCAACAATTTCACTATTCGATAATTCAAAAGCTCTAACACATCCTGCACTAAATAAAAATACAGGAACTTTAGGACTATTTTTCATACCCAAAATTACTTCAGCTGAAGTTGTTGTATATCTAAATCCTTTTACTTTTTTATTTTTTCCAAAACCATCTTTAAATAATTCAACTTGCTTATCAATATTATAATCACCATCTCTATAATCTAATCCACCAACTAAAATTGCATCAAATTCTGGTAGCGGTTCTGTTTCTTCAACTGGTTCTTCTTTTACTTCACCAATTTCTACTTCTTGTGGTTCATAAAGTTCAACAGTAACTTCTTCTACAGATTCAACTTCTACCGCAACATCATCAATTGGTACTTCACCTAAAATTTCTTCCGTTTCGCCAATTTCAACTTCAGGCATATCATCATCTTTTTCATTTTCATTTCTTATATCAGGTTCTTCTCCCAAAACTGGTTGCTGCCAAGTTCCAGCATTTGTACAAGTCATACTTACCTAATACACCCTTTCCCATTTCTCCTACCAAATCATATGGTTCTGTCTGAGAATTTCCTTTTTCTAAAGCTAATTTAAATAAATCTTTTAATGAGCCGGAATTACCCATTTTAAATTTAGCTTGAAACAAATTATCTTTTCCTCTTTTTATTGCTTCATCATATTCAGTTGCATAAGCTGTTGCAACCACTTCAATATCGTTTATTGATTCTGGATTTTGTGCTAATCTTAATATATTTTGCTTAAAAGTTTCCCAAGACATTTTAAGATGTTTTATTAAGTTCGCTCAATACTGATTTTAATTTGGATTTGATTGTATTAAATTTAGGAACATTTGTTGGTCCTGTTGCAGATGGACCTGCTGGTGTTAAGAATACTTGTTGAACTATTGCATCTATTAATTCTTCCATCAATGAAACCCAAGCATCACCTTTTACCAATGGTTCTAATTTTGTATTTCCCAAATTAATTTTTCCATTACCAGTATTTAAATTTATATCTCTATCGTTAGTATTATAATTTGTAGAATCACCAACGTTTACATCAACTCCTAATTTATTATCAATAGAAAGAGAACCATCTGAAATAAATCCATAATTTTTCTTTGAATAAAAAATCATTTCAGCGTTTTTAGCCGAAAGAATAATTCTTCCAGAATTTATTAATATTTGGTCTCCAATTAATTTAGATGGATACGCTTTAAACGTATTTGGTTTCGTTTCAAAATCAGTAGAACCTTTATCATCAACAGTTCCAGGTTGAAATGGTAATTGATATTGATTTGATGATAAAACAATTATACTACCATCTCTATTAATATCTTCTTCAGTAGAAACCTTTAATTCTTTCTTTTTTGATTCAGCATTTTCAGAATTTCTTATAATAGTTGTTGGAGAAAATATTTTTTGAGAATTGTTATATCCACTAAATCTTATAGATTGTCCAAATCTTGTCTCTATTAAACTATCACCTTCATATAATTTTAATTTATGAATTCCAGCTTCACCTTCAAAATAATTTCCATATTTGTCATACTTTGATGATTCTTTTACGTTAGTTTTTGGCGTATTGGTTTCTGCTGTTGTTTTATATGATGTATTTTTGTCTTCTGGAATTTGGGTTGGCGGAAATGTTTCAGAAATTATTGTTTTTTTAGCATCAACATTTGGTGTTTTTTCTTGACCAATTCTTTTATAATATGATGTACCACCATTTTGAAATATTTCTACCGATTCATTTATTAATGGTAGTGTTTTAAAATTTTTATCAAAAGGAAATGCAACTGGTAAAGATGCATCATCTGAAGATGGTTGTCCAACTAATCTATATTGAACTGCTCCTATATAAGATGTTTCTCCAAAAAATTCTAAATCTTTATCACCAACGTGCTTAATATACTCATGCGTTTCATCAAGTATGATAGAATACACTATTCCAAACCCCTTTGGTGCACCAGATCCCGCCGTTTGTGCCGATTGAGCCGCTGCTGATTGTGGACTTGATAATTCTGCCATTTTACTTTATTGATTTTTTAAGTTCTTCTAATTCAAACTCCAAATCATCCACTCTTTCAACTTCTTGCTTAGTTTCTTCCAACTCTTTAAGTAGTTGATTTTTTTCAAATTCCGTAAGAAATCCATCCTGTCCTTCAGTCTTTTTATCAGCTGCTATAATCTTTGTTGCAATAGTTGCTAACTTAACTAATTGGTCATCATTCTTTACAGAACTATCAATAAGCGAAGATAGTACAGGTCCTACGGTAGCAACATCACCTGCATGCTTTACCATTTTTTTCAGTTCTTCTATAAGACCTGATATTTTTTGTTTTTTGGAAAGTTGGTTGTTATAGATATCCTCAAATAGAGAACTTAGGTTTTTTCCTTTAAATAACTCGAATTCTGTTGACATACTTTTAGTTTTAATGTACGTCTATAAATATGTATTATGAAAAAAGTGGGGTTATTCTGCGATTACCTCAATCTTAATCTTTGGTTGATAATCTTTTGGTAATTTGTTAGTAATACCTTTAAATTCTTTTACTTTGTTCTTAAAATAAGTAATTTGTAAGATTTTATCAGTAAGATTCATTACAGTCTGAGAAGAAGTTGACATCTCATTTGTATCTCTTTTCATATTCAATTGAGGTCTTTTTGGGAAGAACTCTTTTCTCATAGCTGCTGCTATTTCTTTCCAATCTTCAACTCTATCAACTGATTTTTCAGCTGATATCTTTCTCATTTTTGATGATAGGTATTTCTCACCATGTGTGTATCCGGCATCAGTAAAAAGATGTCCGTGATTTGTACGAACAACTGGTGATTCGGAGTTTTGAAGTTTAACATCAGGCTTATGCTTTGATGTAGTTTCAATACTAATCAAATGTTTTGGTGATGATACGAAAGTGTGACCTTTAAGAGATAAACCACTACTACCTTTATAAGATATTGCAGCTCTAACGGCTTTTATTAGTGTAGGTTGTTTAATAATATTTCTCATCTTATCACCATCAGGACCCGGCTTACCACCTTTCTTTACTATCTTAGCTTCTGCTTCATCATGTCCAACAAGTAATGCTGAGTTTACTACACCAATACCATGTTCATTCAAACCTTCACTCCAATCAGTAATTAAATCATGCAAATACGCAACTTCTACACCATCAATAATGGTATGGACAATTTCAAGTTCTGGATTATACATTCTATCCCTATTTTTAGCAAGGATAAATTTATCACCAACTTCTTTTGATACAATAATACATTCGTTTATCATCTTACAGTACTGCTAAATGCTTTTTTTAAATCGTATGTTTGTGAAAGGTCTATAACCTGGACTCTTAATTTTGTCAAACCATGTTTTTGTTTAAGAATATCCATTACCTTCTTAGCTTCAGGCATACTCTTAGCTTTTGTATATGCTACAACTTCATCTCTTTCACCAGGAGGAACTCCCCAAATGATGAATTCTTTTTCTTCTTTTAATAATGATTTAAGAGTTATCATATAGTTTGTAGCCCTTGTTTTTCTGCGTATTGATTAATAAAACCTTTTACTTGTCCACTTTTTAAAACATCGGTAAATTCTTCAACTGCTTTATTTAATGTATTTAATTTCCATTGTGAATATGTAAGTTCTAATTTTGTATCACCAGGTATATCCTTTGAATTTTTATCTTTAGATGGATATAATTCTTTAAACACTTTATCTAACTCATCTTCTGCAGGCTTACTTGTCAACCATTTTTTAACTAATGATTTTTCATAAACAAAAGCCTCAAAGTTAAACTTACCATCTTTTGATTTTGATTCTAAACTTTTTAGCTTATTATCATTTTTTAAAGTGTAGTAAACAAACTTATTAAACTTATCATTTTTATCTAATCTATCTAACCACTTTAAATAAGCTTTACCAATTTCTTTTTCTTTTACCGAACCACTTCTGAATGAAAGGATAGCTTGTTTAATTGCCCATATAGCAGCGGTTACTGCTATATTAATTAATATAGTTGTAGTGATATCTTCTTTTAAAAGTGATTTAAGTTTTATCATTATCCTTTACAGGTTTTCCAGCCACCACCTTTTGATTTGTAATTTTTTGCAGCCCAACCATTTGCGTAAGCCGATGGATATACATCAAACTTTCTTTTTGCTGCTGCTTTTGATGCTGACCATTTTGCTGGGTCAGTTGGACAATTCTTTTCTAAGAATAATTCTATTGCTTCTTCAACAACTTCTCTTTTCTTTCTACCCTGACAATGTGCTTTTTGAGAAAATCCTTTTGGGTTATTACAATCAATAGAACGTTTATAAGATGTACTCCATTTTTCATTCATTTCACCAAGCCCACATCTTTCCATAAACTCATCGGCGTTTACATCAATACCTTCTTTTTTGAAATCTCTTAATCTATCCAATGCCATTTGTTTGCGGTTATCTATATCTTTAACCTGAACTAGCATTTCAACAATACCATCAATCATTTCTTTTTGATGAGGTTGTTCTTCTTTTAATAAATTACTTAACTTAATCATTATGCACCTGTTTTAACAAATGTTGGTTTTTGGCCTTTTGATTTTTCGCCACCTTTCTTAACATCTCCTGCTTTAGATTGTGCTGCTCTTTTTCTTTTTACAAATGCTGCTCTACCATCGGGTCCTAACTTAGCTGCTTTTTCTTTTGATAAACAAGCTGCATAAGATGAACCTTCTTTACTATCACCACATTTACCTACCTTCTCACCTTTAGAGTTATATCTATCCCAACCACCACCGGTAGTAGAACCAGTCTTACCTTTACCAAACCACTTACGAAGGTCTTCAGCCATTATGTCTCTTAGTAGTATCATTATTGGATATAGGCATTTAATTCATAAGAATTCTTCATACCATAAACCTGAATATGTAGCATTTTTCTTTGAGGTTTACCATCTTTAGTTAATTCAATAGAAAATCTATTTGTTTTTCCCGGTGATGGTTTTCTAGGACCTACACCTATTTTTGTAAAAGCATCATCATTGTTTATTTCATATCCTTTTTTCTCCGCATAATTTCTAGCTGCTTCAATAGCTGATGTATATGATTTATGATATACTTCGTAATCCGATTTTGCTTCACTAACTACTTTCTTACTTGGAAATGATACCGTTGGTATATTTCCAAATGTTTTATCAATTTTAGCATCAATACCAAATTTTGATTTTAACATCTTTACAACATCATTACCAAACTTTATATCAGTAAGTTTAAGATAAATGTAATTTCTATTAGGTGCATTTTCAACATGTCCTTTTACCATTTTTACATAATACGCTGTCATATTACTTCCACCTTTCATTAACTTTTCAGTTTTTTCTACTTCTTTTTTTGCAGCATCGTATGATGTAAATACATCCTTAAATACTCCCGTACCCTGTCCTCTACCTTTGTTATATCCAACATAATATTTCCCATCTGATACGTTTACTCCTTGTAAGTAAGTACCCATACTATCGGAATATTGCATAATATATTTAGTACCATCCTGTCCAATGTGTTTATTATATTTAGGTATTCTATCCCACTCTTGCTTAGAGATGGTTTTTTTAAGCTTAACAGTTGCTTCGTTTACTAAATTTTCAAATTCCTCTCTTAGATATGCAGGTGAATACTTATCATATTTTGCAGTACCATTCAGAATATTACCTCTAGCGTTTTTAGCAGGAGTGTTATATCCTGCTGCTTTTAATAGGTCTCCTTTTTGGAATCCTTTGGATGGGTTATCAACTAATGCAATAAATCCCCAAGCAGATTCCTGTCCACCTTTTCTATTTTTGTGAGTAATTCTTGCATACTTACCACCACCAGAAGATACAGTGTATTCTTGGTCTGGAAATTGTTTGTTTAACTTATCAATAAACTTATCAATATCTCTTTTGATATCTTCGTTTAATGTTCCTTCGATTAATAATGATTTTAAAGATATCATTTTATTTCTTTACTTTGATTTTCCAATATGTACCAAATCCAACATAAGGTGAGAATGCTCCATTAGTTCCATCGGTAGTTCTATTATTAACACCAATACCCAATTGGTAGATTTTATCCTTCTTAGTTTTAAGTATTACACCAGCTCCAATTGCCGATACATAATCTTCTTTATTAAATCCTGCATTCAAACCATAATATACTTGATTCTTTGCAGGCTCTTTAACAATAAGTTCTTCTTTGATTACTCTTTCCTTTACTTTAGCATCCCAAGTTCTACCTAAGATTCTATTCTTTGTAATAGTATCGGTAAGAGCGATAGTTCCCAATCCACCATCTAATACCAATGTATCTTTGTAAACGATTTTAGCTAAGTAATCTTTTAGGATTGCTGCGCTATCTACATTTACCAATTCTTTAAGTACTAAAGTATCTACATCAATTACTTCATGTACAATATCTTTTCCTTTTTTAGTAACAACCTTTACTTTTTCAACTTCTACAGTATCTATTGTGTGTTTAATTACTTCATATTTTTTACCATCAATTCTGATAGTTCTTCCACCCGGCATAACTCCACCTGGGTTAAACCACTGTAATAAAATCCAAATTACCAATGCTACAATGGCAATATTCTTAAAATTAACGTATTTTTTCATAATGTATTATTTTTGTGTATAAATATTTAAAAAACCATTTTAGAACCAATTTGGAAGTTATTCATCAAATTAAACTTTGGTTCTAATGACATAACCGCTTTATAGGATGCAGAAAATGCAAATCTTCTACTTAATCGGTAATCAAATCCGCTACCCACTATAAAACCAGGTGTTCTGGTTACCATAGTTGCCTGTGTGAATGTATTAAAACTAATTGGAGAATTCATAAAGAAAACTTGCGGAGATATAGTAATCTTTTTATTGTATTGATATGGTTTAGTCCAAAATGCCACAAAAGATGTCATCAAACTCAAGTCATAACCACTGCCATCCATCTTCTTCATCTCTAATCCAATTAAACCCACATTATAACCGTATGTTCCGTATTTTGGATGTGGTTTGATATAAGTGTATCCCAACATCTGCATTAACGTTCCTTTAAGGTATGCAGCCGTTACTGAGTATGAATGTATTGCGTTTAGTTTACCCTCTTCAAAGTCCATCTTTGTCATACCACCACTTAATGCAAATTGGTCTAAGGTACTCCAAACTAATGCCGTAGCTGAATATGATTTATCACCCATTAGAGATGATTTAGAAATACCAGCACTCATCATTACGGCATACTTTCCTTCCGCATCTTCCGTACCTGCTAAATCAGATGAAAGCATCATTGGATTAGCTCCAACTTTTTTCTCTTTCTTTTTTTCTTCTTTTTTCTTTTCTTCCTTCTTCTCCTCTTTCTTTTCCTCTTTAGATTCCTCTTTCTTTTCTTCCTTTTTTTCTTCCGATTTTGATTCTTCTTTCTTTTCCTCACTCTTGCTTTCGGATTTTGATTCTTCTTTAGATTCGGATTTACTTTCTGATTTTGTTTCAGATTTAGTTTCACTCTTTTGTTCCGATGAAGATGAACTACCTCCGCTAGATGAACTTCCCTCCGATGATGAACCACCACCTCCGGATGAAGATGATGAACTACTTGATGATGAACTACTACTTGAAGATGAAGCGGTTGAACCACTACTTGCTGGCGGTGGTGAAGATGATGTTGGTGGTGGAGTTGATGCCGCCGATGAAGCCGCTGCTGATGATGCTGAACTACTTGCGGCAGAACTTGCTGATGAAGATGCTGCTGAACTTGCAGCCGATGAAGCTGCAGAAGCGGCTGCTGATGCAGCTTGAGAAGTTGCCTGATTTACAGTTTGGTTTACTGTCTGCTGAACAACTTGGTTTGTAGGACATCCCATAGTTGAGTATGCTGCATAAACTCCATTTAACCAAGCCTGAACTACCCCACTTTGAACTTCGGTTGGTGTGAATACTCGGACTTGATTATAAAAAGAAACTACCGCATTACCATTTATGTATTGGGTAGTTACTAATTTAATTTCACCTGTACACTTATCCTTATACGTTTGGGTATAAGTTTGCCCTATCGCGTGTGAGCATAAAAATATTAGTGTGAATAGACAAAATAACGCTTTAAGTGTTTTCAAAATTTATCCTTTGCTTAGAAATTCAAACCAACTCCAAATTGAGAATAACCTCTAATTGGTTCGTGGTCTAATTTCAAAGTAAAGTTTTTGAAATCTCTCATAGCTCCAATCTTAATTGATGCAAACTCTGAATAAGATTTAGGGAAGGTGATTTCTCCAACAGCATCTTTGCCTCTCCATCTTACTCTTTCATTTCCAAAACCTAACATAGCATGAACACCAGTTCTGCCAAATCTTTTACCAGCACCTAAATATATGCTTCTTTTTTTAACTAAATCATTTATTAATGGAAAATCAACTCTGGTGATTGTTCCATAAGGAAAGAAAGTTGAACGGTCTATTTCATAAGTTGAACTGAAGTCCATTACAAAATATCCTCTATTACCAATTGTGAAGAAACCACCAATTTGTCTATCAGTTGTTTTATGCAAACCAAAACTGATAATTGGTTTCTTACCTCTTATTGTATCTCTCTTACCATCTTCGTAAACATAAATTCTTTGTGGTTGACGGTAACCCCAATCATTCCAATAAAATGAAGGTGTGTAAAAGTTCCAACCAAATGCAGGTGCTCCCCACATATTCCATCTATTGAAACCCCATCCCCAACCCCAATCATTCCATAACCAAGGGTTATTATTAATGATTATGTTAGAGCCAGGCTTTGTTTGTTGTGGTCTATTGAACTCTCTAGGTCCATCATTTCTCCACATACTAATATCACTTCTCTGCCCTTGTACGGAAGGAGTTGATACTCTAGGTTGTGGTGGATTGCTTCTCCAAGAAGATACTTGGGAAAATGCTACCATAGGTAGTAACATTATTAATAATAAAATGTTTTTCATAGGTCCTCCTTTTTTAGTTACCTATAAATATAAAAAAAGGGAGTTTAATACTCCCTTTATTTTGTTAATTACCTTTTGTTGGAAACCTAGTCCAACCATTTACCCATACAGGCTTATCTAATTCAGGTATTACAACATCTATCTCTTTATTATTCTTTGAAAGTGCCAATGTTTTTAATTGTTCACTTGTTAAGATTGTAGTTGCTTTACTGATAAAGTTTAGTGTTGGATTGAATGTTCCTACTGAATTGTTTTCAAATACAGAAATCCCATCTTTTAGAAATCCTGCGGTTTCGTTACTTTCCAAACTTAAACCACCTTTCATCCAACCCCAAATTACACTATTCTTCATAGTAAATTGTGTACCTCTCCTAAATCTTAAACCTAAATTGTGGTTTGATAAAGAAGAAGCGTTATTAGGCCCCACTAAAATCATATTATAAAGTTTCGGATGAGTGTAAGGTTGAGCAGGTGAACCTGTTCCATCGTTGTCACATTCTACACCATTTCCAGCATCACCATTATCTACGAATTGTGGGTCTCTCTTTGCCACACCATTTGTGATTGTTCCAGTGAATCCAAAATCAAAATCAAAATCATCATCTGCGGTTGCAAATGCGTATAAGTTTCT